TGGGTGTTATTAAAATCATCTTCAGCGATGTCCTAAGTTTTACCACCCATCAAATTCTATTATATAGATTATTTTAACCTCCGACTAGATTGTGCAAATCTACATTTTTACACTACGCAAGGAAATATTGATATTGTGGTGTATCCAGATACACCATAGATACACCTACAGATACACCATAGATTCGTCTATAAGTGTTGATATACAATGATAATAATCATCAGATACACCAGATACACCACTTTTGACCCCTGTTAAGAAATATTACTAAGGGGTCTAGAATATCTATATAGTAGATTTTTTCATAGCAACGCCTTGATGTTGCTAGCAACGCCCGCGTGTTGCTATATATTCTTTGGCCTAAACGGACGAATTCGTTGATCTAGACGGACGAATATAGTACAATTATGGCGATTATAATCAATTTCTTGTTATCATCTGAGGGGGCTAAGGGAGACTGAAGCCCCCTTTTTTTGTTCCGTTGTCCGGTGTTTTGTGCTATAAACGAATCATAGGAGGACACATGACGTAACTAAAGTCGGTAGGGTTGCATGCTCTCTCGACATCTTTTCCCCAAAAAAGGTTTACATGTAGCCCTACCCTTTATAATTTATGATTGATAACGATTACTTCTTATATTTTTTAACGATCTGTACTATTTTTTACCTGATTTGGGTTGTCCAACAAGCTTAGACCAAACCCTAATAAGTCGGTACCATTCCTTTTTAAAAAAAGGATCTCTAGTTCTTTCCCAATTTTTAGCTGCTTCGTTTATTTTAGTTAAAAGGCGCATAAATTAAAAAAGACCAAACTGCAGCCAAACCAATGTAACCGGTTCTTGGCCAATTTAGTCTCAATCTAGCACATATTTTTTTTCTTATACTCACTTAGGCTCCTTATCACTACATATATAACCAACGACTCGTTGGCCCTCGTACAAATGATAAGATCTCCTACTAAATAATGTAGTTTTTTTCTCTGTCATTTCCACATGCTTCTGATACCACGTATAACAAGATTCGTAAATAGTAATATTCTTAGTTTCAATCTTATTACCACCTACTAGTATCATCAAACTAATAACTAGCTCTTTCATTGTTTTAATCTATGTATAACGCCTAACTTCTCTTCATTCTGTGCAATAATATCAACCTGCTTATCCAGCTCATCAACATGTTGCGGATGTTCACCAATCCCGACTGATTTAGTAAGGTATATCTCAATAGTTGCTTCAGCCTCGCTAATTTTACTATGATATTTATCCTCTAATGCTTTTAGTAATTTAAGTCTCATCTCTTTTTATCCTTTAGTTTAAGTTTAAAACGGATCTGATCGATTCTTTGCTTAATGGTTTTACGTTCCTCTTTAGTACCAACAGATCTGTATTTCTTATATTCATTTTTATACTCTATCCAATAACACT